ATATACAAAGCAACTTCGGCCACTGCTACTCAATCGGCAGTTGCTAATACTGGAATAACTGCTACTGTTGCGACAAATGGACACGGTGTATCTGCTACTGGTGATTATGACGTTGATTTTAACAAGGGAGACATTATTCTTTTCCGTTCAACTACGGCTAATCAGTCAGGTATATATGTCGGAAGAGGAACAATATCAGCATATTTCGTAGAGAGGTGATTAGATGGTGGAAGAAACAGACATGGATTTAATGTGGGCAAAAATGAGAAGAGTGAGAAATGCACTGCTGTTGCAGTCGGATAAATATGTATTGCCTGATTTATGGGAAGGATATACAGTTGCACAAAGAGGTGAAGTTAGAAGATATAGAATGGAACTTCGAGATTGGCCTGAAAATATTGATACTCCATTTAGTCTAGGAACTAAACTACCTGCTAAGCCTTCTTTTGTAAAAGATGTAGGAACGTACAACCTTAGAAGATAAAAGATGTAAATAACTTTGACAACAGATTTTGAAAACTTTCTAAAATTTTCAAAAAAAAGGGCGCGAGTCAGATGATGACTTGAACAAACCATTTTAATATTCCAATTGATATTAATACCAATCCGAATCCTAAAATTAATTTATCGAAATCATCCATCTGACCACAACGCTTTACATTCTCTACATTGCCAAATGTATAGGGTTTCTTTTGACCCTACTACTTTACCTTTAATTCGTCTAGGGATAGTTTCCCTAGAACAAAAGGAACAGGTTTTATGGAGAGCCACTGCGACCACGTTCTTCGTCAATTAACGTATCCATGTACTCTTCAATAGTGCGTTCGGAATATTTTGAATTCCCGAATGCAGCAAAGAATAACAAGGATATGATTATGACGAATACAATCCAACCTACTATTTCCCAAGTTGACATTACCAAATCACCTCCAATTCTTTCATTTCTTCTTTTTCAATGGAGAAACCTTTCACCATTTTATTTTCTTTTCCATGTACCCACAAATCATAAACTAATTCGCAGTCTTTTAAACAATAATCTGCTACTTCAGTAAATTTCCCTGCTTTCCAAACTAACGGTGCATCTGCACTATCCATTAATTTTTCTGCACCTAGTGTATGATGTACTAAATTAGAAAGACTATATCTTTCACCGTGTTGTTTGTTTAGAATTCTACTGGTATCAATATACGCTTTGTCATCTAAATATTCTTTAATACAATAAATATCCATTGCATTTTTTAGTACCGCTAAATCAAAGGCAACAATATTGTGTCCCAATAATATACCATCATTTTGCCTGTGGTCATCTAAATCAAATTTTAACTGTGATAGTGGTTTAACAGACACATTTGATTTCCTAATAGATTTAATAGGTTCATCAATGTAAACTGTCCCTTGATTACCGTCCCATGTACATACAGTAGAAACTTGAAACATATGGGTATTTCCCCATCCACCAATCTCATGTGAATAGTTCTTGGTTTCAATATCTAATGCTAAAACATTCATTCTTCGCCACTGTCCCCTGCTGTCCAAAGATTTGCTAACTTTTTAGCCTGTGCTTCGGCAGGATTAGGTGCTAAGAAAATATTAGGTTTAACCATCCATGCAACTAAGTGTTCACCCCCACCAACAGTTATCATAGTTGACAAATACCAACCATCTTTCCCATATGTATTAAGGGATTCATTTATTATTTTCGGGCCATCGCTAACGTTAAACACCAAAAACTGATGCTCATATGTATCTTTTTTACTCATTTTTCTTTTCCTCCTTTACTTTCAAATATGTTCTTACTCCTATTTTTTTGTCCTCAAACATATGTGAAATTTCTTTGTACCATCTATAAATTGTAGATTGTCCCTTTTTAGTATCCTCTCTGACCATCTCCATTAACAGATTCTTGTTTACCCATCCTTCATCATCTCTTTTCTTTAACTTTTCGTAGGCTCTATAAAATGCTGCTTTATTAACTCGGTCGTGTAAAGCGTGGGTTTTAACCTTTAACGCTACGTCAAGCCACGACACCAGCGATTTATAGCATTGTCGAATGAGAGAAGATGCTTGTCGGACGTGTCTAGCAGTAACTATGTACCTTTTTGATTTGTCTTTTATGTTGGGTGCTTCTGCAATACAGCATAATATAGAGAACCTTACCATTGTCTGATTCATCCTAGTAATGAAGTTTCCAGCAATCTCAAAAACTTCAGGTCTACTATCAGAAATATAGTTTCTCATTTTATATGATTCATTTTTTAGTGCATCATTATATCCTTTACCGAATTGAATTGTTGTTAAAGGGTCTTCACCATTTTCCTTGAACCTTTGATATAAATTATCATAAATTATAACAAAATTTTCAGCGAATCTTTTTATTGGTGCTTCATTAGATTTGATAAATCCTACTTCATCTAATATTTGGTCACGTAGTTCATCTTGTACTTCTTGTGGGATTTCTTTAACAAACATAGTAGAACGTTGAGTTACACCCTTTTCTGCTACAACATTAGTTAATGTTTTAGGAATATAAGATGTAGCGTAAACACTGCGTTTACAGTCACATACAATTATATTACCATCCTTAAGTTTCTTTTTAATTAAGTATCCTTCTCCCCATAGAGTGTTCATTAGTTTATTCAAATACATAACAACATTTTCCTTGTGTTGCGATTGTTTGAATACTCCTGAATATTCAAATTCATCATACGCAATCAAACCTTCACCTTGGAAACCACCGTTTATCTGAACATATTCTTCTTCGTATGTTATGTTACCATCATCATCTTCATGAGGAACTCTTTCTTTAGCAATTGAACCAATTAGAGCCGCATCAGTAGTATCGTCAACTCCGAACACATCGAAATCAGTACCATATTTACTATTAATTATCTTAAAGGTTTCATTTGTTACTGGCCCAAAGAAATTGTACATTTCCGATTTACCAGTACCCGATGTCTGCAACCAAATGAAATGTATCCTAGTGTCATCCCTTCTTCTACCACTTGGGATTGCAACCATATCTTTACACAGTTGTCCTAATAATACATAGAAACCAATTGTTGCAGGTATTTCATTATATTTAGAAACCTCAACTGCACTTTTAACATATTCTTCTACGATTTTAGGTAGAGAGTTATCTGTTTTTCTATCACGTGGAATTATCGGAACGGCATCATTTGTTAGTCCTTCGTAGTATAATCTATCTTCATCATCACTTGTATATATATCATCATATTCATTATTCATTTATATCACCATTTTATCTTCGGAGTTTAATACTCCTAGTATTCTTTTTGCTAGGACATTACCAAGTCCCTCTATCTCACTTATTTCTTCTATCGAAGCCTCGCCTACTTCCATTATAGAACCAAACTTCTTAATTAACAACTTTGCCTTCTTTGGACTTATACCCTTGATAGTACAAAGTACATCTATACGTAAATCAGTAGTAGAAATTTTCTTTCTAACTAGACTTGGCGTATGAATTTCTCTATCTATTGGTTGCATTTTAGATACAACCGATATGAGCCGACCTGCCTCCTTAGCACTGTTAACCCATATAACACTACAATCAGTGTCTAATATTATTTTACCAAATGCCCCATCAAACTTATTTCTAAGTAAACGTGCTTGGTTTCCTCTATTTTTTGTTACCTTAACAAAGGTAAGATAATTTTCTATTGCTTCGGAAAAAGTACCATATACTATTACTACATTGTTCAAGAATGTAGCATCCATGTTATCTATCTGATTCCATAACCGTTTGTTTATTACTGATTGTAGAAAGTCAAAAGACGACTTGGCTTCAAAACATACATTTGCAAAAACATAATCACCTACATCTAACCACATCTTTTCATATGGTATGTTTAACATTTCACAGTTTCTTATTACATGTTCTGTTAGTTCTGAATTTTCCCTACTATCAATTTTAAGTACTTCCATCATAATACCTCCAACATTTCCCTACACAATATCCTTGTGGGATAAGAACGTTAGTACAACTAGGTGCATTGTATCCTTTTTCAACTATACCCCTAACATATTTTCTACTTGTCCTAACATCCCAATCCAACCACACATCTTCTTGATTAGACAGTATTTCCAACTCAGACATTATAGTGTTAGTTATTTCTTCATTCTGCTCGGAGGATACGTTTCTGTTACCTAAACTTAGTAAGTCTCTGAACCACTGAACTAAGTATACTCTAGCATAATGACTAGGGTTCTCTACCATGACAGCATTATGTAAGCAGGGTAACATAGGTAATCTACCTACTGGTTTTGGTATTTCTATGTCTATGTCATCCATAGATATAGGTTTCATTTCAGGAAAGACTACTAATTTTGTACCATGAGAACTTTGTATTCTTCTAGGTTTCTTAGCCATTGTTAATATTTCGGATAGGTCTTTTCTTAGGTCATCAACTAACAAAGGAATACAGAAATATGGATTACCATTTTCATCTGAACTACTAAGATTCATCGAATTAGGAAGCCTACGTAGTCTATTAGTTTGAATACCTGTCCTATCCAATGTAGGAATATCTTCACTGATTGAGGAATAATACTGTTGAATGCCCCGGATATCATTTACTTGTTCACCAAAGACAAAGACATGGAATCCTTTACCACTAAAATACATTTTGAATATGATATCTCCTTCTATTAATTTCGATACTACCTTCTTTACGTCTCGATATGCATTATCTAATGGTTCATCATGTGCATCAAAATCTAAGAAAGCCCTGTCTAATATGACAGAATATTCTAATTTTATCCCATTACTAAAATCACTAAAATCATAAACAGTTGTGTAACAATTCATCTTTCCATTGAACAGATTAAACCATTCAATAAATTCATTTTTTGTCTGTACTATCTTTCTTTTCATCTGTGGTGCGTTTCTTAGATGGCTTCCTGCCCACACTTCTCTTGGTATCTTCATTTTTATTTTCCTCCTTAAATGAGACTTTTGCTTTGAGCAATTCTGCTCTAACAATCTCTGCTATTTTTATTCTTAATTCTGCCATAATAGTATCCATATACAAATGGCCGAAGGGCGTTCTTTCTTCTGCGAAAACTTCTGTGTCCCATACTAATTTTATTTTTTCAGTTGTTGGCATTTTGTCATAAACAGTTTGTGCTAAATTCTCTACTGTTTCTGACACGTTTGCAATCTCCGAAAAAGACCACACCTTTTGATTCAATTCTTGTTTAACTAATTCTTCTATCATTTTTTATTCCTCTCTCTATATTCTTTCTTTCTTCTAAAATATTCTTTCCACTTCATTTTCTCCACCTCTTAATTGTAGTAGATACTTTTCCTATGAAATATATTATTCGCACTGTCCATGTACCTTTCATTAAAACCAACTCTCCATATTAGCCGCATCACATATCCCAAAGAAACTACAATTAGCACATGTTTTAGCAAAATACTTTGCTGAAAATATACCCGTCTCATATGAATGTAAAAGTTGCGCTATGTTCTTTTTTAGGGAAGACATACTACTCTTTTTTACCTTCTCAATATGTATGTAGTTAGCAGCCGGATAATACCAGCCCCAATGTGATATTGGTATTTCGGGGTCTAATCCCATTGCTATCAATTTATCCTCAGGTGTATTTTCAAATAACAATTGGTAGAATGCCATTTCTTTCCTCATCATGGTAGTTTTCCAATCTTTCCACCCACCTGTTTTCAACTCCATTGGTATGTACATGTTACCCTCTTGAAACATTCTATCAATAATACCTTGCAAATGTACTACGTAGTCTTGCTTCAATTCAAACTTAGGGTGTGTATTTTTATCTATCACAACCTTCGCATCTAACATTATTTCATTAATTACTGGTAGAAACTTATCGGTTGTTCCTTCTGTAACAGATTCCATAAACCTATTCGCCTCGAAAATTGACATGGCTTCATACATTTCTGTGTTATCGTCAATTGGATGCAAACTCATACAATAGTTGATTAACTCATTATGTGATAGAGATTCTGCTTTTTTAACATCAAAGGTATTAAAGAAATCTTCTCTAGCATTATGCACTAAAGTACCTATCAACATAACTGGCGTTGAATCTATTGGTAGTCCTTCTTTATATTGAAACTCATATCTTTTAGGACACCAATTATATGAACCCATAGAAGATTTAGATATCTTCAGAATAGGTTCTGTTCGTTTAGCATCATCACTTGTGTAAGTTTCAGGATTCCACTGATATGTATATTCATTTGTGTTACTACTTCTTCTACTCATTTTTATTCCTCTGTGTCATTACTTTTGTTAAATCTTGCATAAAGATATTCATGCAATCAACACATGTACAATCTTTACTATGTTGTTTAATTTCAACAACGGTAGTATTCATTTTTTTCGCTTCTTCGATTAGATTTGAAGGAGGTTTTGATATAAGTGTAATTACACCTTTATCATAAGTCAATCCAATATATTCTCTTGAATCAAAGAATATATTTTGTTTCTTATCACGATTAACTATTACTGTTTTATTTTTTCTAGATGATAGTTTTGTTTTAACCTTACCAATATCAGACTTAATTTCTTTTTTATAGAAAGAAAACCAGTCTTTAATCCATGTTGAAAAAGAAGATGTGCGTTTTTTTATATTATCCACTCTTCTCTTATTAGTCCATGATAGACTACTGTATAAATTATC